AAATATGTGATGTCTTTCCCAACCATAAAAATTACAGATGTAGTAATTCAAAATAAAAATGAATACTATGTTGGTTTAGGATTAATTGGAAATCAGAAAGGTATTAATTATTTTGGTCCCGAATTTTTATTAAGAACCAAGAAAAAAGATGTCTACGGAATAGGAGTTGGACTAGATGGAAATCTACAACCCAATCTAAGCCTAAGGACATATTGGAAAATAGGTAAAAAATGAGTCAAGACCTCAAACAAATAATAAAAGAGGAATACATTAAGTGCGCAAAGGACCCTGCGCACTTTATGCGTAAATACTGCTATATTCAAAATCCGGTTCGTGGACGCGTAATATTTAATTTATACCCATTTCAAGGTAAAGTACTTAATTTATGGAAAGAAAATCCATATTCATTAGTACTTAAATCTAGACAGTTAGGTATATCAACATTAGCAGCAGGATATTCTCTATGGTTAATGACATTTCATAAAGATAAAAATATTCTTTGTATAGCTACTAAGCAAGAAACAGCTAAGAACATGGTTACTAAAACCAAGTTCATGTATGATAATTTACCCTCATGGTTAAAAGAATCAACCGAAGAAAATAATAAATTAACATTACGATTAACTAATGGTTCTCAAATTAAAGCAACATCAGCAGCAAGTGATGCTGGTCGATCAGAAGCCGTTTCGCTTCTAATCATAGATGAGGCTGCATTTATTGAAGGTATTGAACCAATTTGGGCTTCAGCTCAACAAACATTAGCAACGGGTGGTGGTGCAATTGTATTATCAACACCATTTGGTACAGGTAACTGGTTTCACAAAACATGGGTTAGAGCAGAATCACAAGAAAACAACTTCTTACCTATTAAACTACCTTGGTATGTTCACCCTGAACGTGATCAAGCTTGGAGAGATAAACAAGATGTAGAACTAGGTGATCCTAGATTAGCAGCACAGGAATGTGATTGCGATTTTACCACATCTGGAGATGTAGTTTACTACCCAGAACATCTTGAATATATGATGTCTACCCACGTAGTAGAACCATTAGAGCGTCGTGGAGTAGATGGAAATTTATGGGTTTGGGAGTCACCAGATTATACTCGAAGCTATATAGTAATAGCAGATGTTGCTAGAGGAGATGGAAAAGATTTTTCTACATTCCATGTGTTTGATATAGAAACAAACTCACAAGTAGCAGAATTTAGAAGTCAACTACCACCTAAAGAATTTGGATATCTATTAGTAGCTATCGCTACCGAATATAATGAAGCATTATTAGTAATTGAAAATGCAAATATTGGTTGGTCAGCTATAGATTCAGCTATAGAAAGAGGATATAGAAATTTATATTATTCACCTAAAAGTGATATTACAACCTCTGATTCGTATATTAACAGATACGAAGACACATCCAAAATGACTCCAGGTTTTACTACATCATTGAAAACACGTCCTTTGGTAATTAATAAGGGTCGTGAGTATTTTGGAGATCATAGCGTTATTATTCGATCAAAACGATTGATTGAAGAAATGAAAGTATTCATTTGGAAAAATGGTAGAGCAGAAGCTCAATCAGGATACAATGACGACTTAGTTATGGCTTATAGTATAGGAATGTACTTAAGAGATACAGCATTAAAAAATAAACAACAAGGATTAGAATTAACAAGAGCAACATTAAGTAATATATCAAGAACATCTCCACAACAAGGTGCTTATTTTGCAACCGGAATGGACAATCCATATTCTATGAAAGTAAATGGAGATGAAAATGAAGATATTAGTTGGTTACTTTGAAAAAATAAATTATGGCAGATACAAGTATTTTTACTAGATTAAAGAGATTATTTTCAACTGATGTTATCATCCGTAATGAGGGTGGGAATCAAATTAAAGTAATGGATGTTGATTCAATTCAACAGAGTGGACAATATAAAAACAATTCATTAGTTGACAGATATAGCAGGATATATTCCGCAAATGCTACTTCACTTTATGGTCAACAATTAAATGTTAATTACCAATATTTAAGAGCCCAATTATATTCAGATTATGATGTAATGGATACAGATGCAATTGTTGCTTCTGCTTTAGATATCATTTCAGATGAAAGCACATTAAAAAACGAAATGGGCGAGGTACTTCAAATTCGCAGTTCCGATGAAGATGTACAGAAGATTCTTTATAACTTATTTTACGACGTTTTAAACATAGAATTTAATATGTGGTCGTGGATTCGCCAAATGAACAAATATGGTGACTTCTTCCTAAAACTGGAAATTGCTGAAAAATTTGGAGTATATAACGTTATTCCTTACACCGCATACCACATTATGCGTCAGGAAAACTACGATAAAGAAAATCCATCTGCTGTTAGATTTAAATTTAGTCCCGATGGATATGTAGGAGGTACAGGACAATTTACAGTTCCTAATCAACTACAAGATGAAGCGAATGGAATTTATTTTGACAATTACGAAATGGCCCATTTTAGATTGTTAACAGATGTTAACTATCTTCCATATGGTCGTTCATACATTGAACCTGCTCGTAAGTTATTCAAGCAATACACATTAATGGAAGATGCTATGTTAATTCATAGAATCTCTCGCGCCCCAGAAAAACGTATTTTTTATATCAATGTAGGTGCTATTCCTCCTAATGAAGTAGAAAACTTCATGAAGAAGACTATTACTACAATGAAGAAAACTCCATATATTGATCCTCAAAGTGGTGAATATAATTTGAAATATAACATGCAAAACATGTTAGAAGATTTCTATATTCCTGTTCGTGGTAACGATCAAACAACTAAAATTGAAACCACTAAAGGTCTTGAATATAATGGTATTGAAGATGTTGCTTACTTAAGAGATAAATTATTTGCCGCTCTTAAAGTACCTAAAGCATTTATGGGTTATGAAAAAGACTTAACTGGTAAAGCAACATTAGCAGCTGAAGATATTCGTTTTGCTCGTACAATTGACAGATTACAGCGTATTGTACTTTCTGAATTATATAAAATTGCATTAGTACATCTATACACTCAGGGATATAGAGGCGAAACATTAACTAATTTTGAGCTTTCATTAACTACTCCATCAATTATATACGATCAAGAACGTATTGCATTAATGAAGGAAAAAGTAGATTTAGCTAAAAATATTATGGAAGCCCAATTACTACCTACAGATTGGATTTACCATCATGTGTTCCACTTTAGCGAAGATCAATTTGATGAATATAGAGATCTTATTATTCAAGATGCTAAGCGTAAGTTTAGATTAGGTCAAATTACTGAAGAAGGAAATGATCCATTAGAAACAGGAAAATCATATGGTACACCACATGACTTAGCTTCACTTTATGGTAAAGGTAGAACAATAACAGATCCAGGAAATGTACCTGATGGATATGCTACTGATATGGAATTAGGTCGTCCTAAAGAAAAAGCTACAAATATCAATACTCAAGATAATGCTTTAGGAAAAGATAGATTAGGTAGACAATCAATGAAAGTAGATGACCAACCTGATTTTAATAGCAGACCCATTAATGAGATTACACTTTTAAAAAATAAGCAGTTTTTGAACGAAATAGAGAAAAAATTGGTATTTCAAACCGATAAAGCAAAAGAATCATTACTTGATGAAAATCAGTTGCGAGATTAGTATTTTTTCATATATTTATAATTAAAATAAACATTTAGATGTTAATTAAACATTCGAAATTTAAAAATACAGGTATTTTATTCGAGCTTTTAGTACGACAAATTACCTCAGATACTCTATCTGGCAAAACATCAGAAGCTACTAATATCCTAAAAAAATATTTTAGCAAAACTGAGCTAGGAAGAGAGTATAAATTATATGATAGTTTACTTAAACGCACTAACTTAACCGAAGGTAAAGCTGAAGTTGTTATTGGTACAATTTTAGAAAGTGCAAAACAGCTAAATCGCTCAGCTCTTAAGAGACAAAAGTATAATTTAATTAATGAGATTAAAGATCACTATAGTTTAGAGGAATTTTTTAAAACAAAACTTCCACACTATAAATCCCAAGCCGCTATTTATACACTAATAGAATCAACGGGTAGTGATAAAAAACAATCTCATGAGCAAATTATTACTAACAAATTAGTATTGTTAGAACATTTAACTTCCTCCACTAAAAATGCAGATAAACCTAAAGATGCCATTATGGAAGAGTTTGCTCAATATGATAGAGATACTCGTATTTTAACATATAGAATCTTATTAGAAAAATTCAATACTAAATATTCAGATTTTAGCAATAGTAAAAAATCAATACTTAAAGAATTTATTAATAGTGTAGATAACACAGATAAATTAAAAGTATTTTACAATACTAAAATTAATGAAATGAAAAATGAATTGGTTTCGTTAAATAAAAAAACAAAAAACCAAGTTACTAAAATTAAAATAAATGAAGTAGCAACGTTTTTAGTTGGGTTAGGAAAAAACGATAAAGTTAATAACGAACATATAATAAATCTACTTCAATATTGTGATTTATTAGAAGAACTCCAACAAGCTAATGGAAAGTAACGAACCAAAAAAACCATTTGAGTTAACACCATCAGATACAAATCCTGAAACAGGTACTGTTACTTTTGATGTTAAATACAATGCTGATTTTCCTGGATTGTATAAAGCATTTAAGAAGCTTAACGAAGAATTTAAAAAATTCTTAATGTATGATGAAGTAAAAAATGATTCTAAATTTAGAGAAATCTATAAAGGATTTAATTATTTATTCAATCAGTACAAATCCCACATGAGGGAAAATTATCCTAAACAGTATAGTATTTTAAAAACAGCGAATGAGGAAATGTTAAAAGAACTTGTTCGAAAGCACTTAAAAGAAATGAGTGCTACTGGAGCAGGAGCAGATGCAGGAACATTTACACCAGGTACTGGCGCTAATTATGCTACACCAAATGCATTCAATCCAAATAAAAAAGCTAAAGGAGCTCAAAATATTTATTACTATAAATTGGGTTGGAAACCAGTTGATGCTGAAAAACTTCATAAACAAGCTAAAGGTTTAGAACATAAAGATCTATGGACTAAAAAACTAGAAGAAAACGAATCAACGGACTCATATATAAATTCATTAAACATACAAGATCCGTCATTAAAACAGTTTATTAATACCAGAATGACCGATTTTGATAAAATTGAGGACAAACTAAATACATTACTTCCATTGCTTAAAAGTGCTAAAACTGATACAATGGAATATTATAAAATAAATCCTGATTTTAAAATTAAATACGGTACCGACCTTATTGTAGATTACTTAGACGATATAATCACTTTAGTTAAAGAAAAAAAATAACATGGCAACACTTCAAGAACAATATAACTC